GACCCAAATAAGGTCACGACAACTTGTGCGTGAAGTAAACATACTGTGAAACAAGCAACAATAATAATTCGAGATGAAGTAAACATCAAGATTGAAGGCCTGGACTTGGATGCTCGCAAGGCCTTGGTCAATGCATTCAAATATGAAAACCCTGCCGCACGTTATTTGCCAGCAGTGCGACTGGGACGGTGGGATGGCAAGGTGGCATACTTCCAACTGGGTGGGTCAACTTACGTAAACCTGCTGCCTGAAATCATGCCTATCCTGGAAAAGTTTGACTATGATATTGAACTAGATGATCAACGTGACTACTCAAACACATTCAATTTTGAGCAAGTAACTGAAACAAGTTTTGAGCATGTGAAATGGCCTCGAACACATCCAGCAGCAGGTGAACCCATCACCCTACGTGACTACCAAGTGGAGATCATCAACAACTTTCTAGCCAATCCACAGTGCATACAGGAAGTGGCCACAGGTGCAGGCAAAACAATTATGACAGCGGCACTAAGCAATGCTGTGGCACCTTATGGACGCTCGATCGTTATTGTGCCCAACAAGAGTCTAGTAACACAGACTGAAGCAGACTACATCAACATGCAACAAGATGTTGGTGTGTACTTTGGTGACAGAAAAGAATATGGTCGTCAGCACACCATATGCACATGGCAAAGTCTAAACAACTTGTTAAAGAACACCAAGGCTGGCATAGGCGACTGCACCATTGGTGAGTTTCTTGAAGACGTTGTGTGTGTTATTGTAGACGAAGTACACATGGCCAAAGCAGATGCACTCAAAACCTTGCTCACAGGTGTGATGGCTAGAGTGCCAATTCGCTGGGGATTGACTGGAACTGTGCCCAAAGAGAAGTTTGAAAGCCAAGCACTGTTGGTCAGCCTGGGTCCTGTAATTGGCCGACTCAGTGCTAGTGAACTGCAACAGCAAGGTGTATTGGCCAACTGCCATGTGAACATTGTGCAGTTGATTGATCATGTGGAGTACAAAGACTATCAAAGTGAACTTAAATACTTGTTGGAGGAGTCTGGAAGACTGGACACCATGGCAGACTTGATACGCCAAGTAAATGAAACAGGCAACACATTAGTGCTTGTGGACCGCACTGAGTGTGGCAGACAACTGGTAGAACGTCTAGGCAATCGTGCAGTGTTTGTGTCAGGTGCAACCAAAACAAAAAACAGGCAGGCAGAATACGATGAAGTAGCTGATGCAACAGACAAGATTATTGTAGCCACATATGGTGTGGCAGCGGTTGGTATCAACATACCACGAATATTCAACCTTGTGCTTGTGGAACCTGGCAAGAGTTTTGTGCGGGTCATCCAGAGCATTGGCCGAGGTATTAGAAAAGCGGAAGACAAAGACCATGTTCAAATCTGGGATATAACCAGCACATGTAAATTTGCCAAGCGCCATTTGACCAAACGCAAACAGTTCTACCGAGAAGCCAATTATCCCTTTACACAAGAAAAACTGGAATGGATGCAAATAAAATAAAAATAGCTGTGTGTGGTGATAGCTTTTGCACAGCCTGCACTGAAGACTTGGTCAAAACAGGCGCAGGAAATCGTGCTCACTTTAGTCAGATTTTAGAAGATGTGTATGACTATGAAGTATTGCACCTGGCACACGGCGGGTTCAGCAACACTGCCATAGCGTTTCAAATACAAGAGGCTGTGAATCAACAAGTGGATGTGATTGTGTACAATCAAACATGGTCGGCAAGATTTGAATTTGTAAGGTCAGGGTTTGATGATCAACGCGGTTTGAAAAATTTTTGTTATCACAACGTACATCATCCATCCACACACAGCAACTTAGTGGGAACTCAAGACTCCCCGGTATTGTCCACTGTGTGGCAAGGTGCAGAACAAAATGCTTTGTTAAGCTCTGAACAAGTGCTGGCATTGAAATTGCGTATCAAACACATGTTTGATGAAGGACTGCAACAGATCATTGATGGATGGTTGCTGGATTACTGGCACAAACGCTCAATAGAGCACGGAATCTTGCCAATAAAATTCAACGACGAAGCAATAGCTGCCGTGGCCTATAGGTTCAGTGAAAACAACATCGACTACGACACACCATTTCATACAGATCGTGCCACACAAGAAATTGTTGCTGCCAACATTGATCAATACATCAAGGACAACTGCAATGGGCACCATATTTAAAGAAATAAAAAACTTTGTCAAACCAAGCTCGGGTGTGTTTGTGGAAATTGGGTCAGAGCGCGGCGAAGGCAGCACACATGAACTGGACAGACTGGCCAAGTCACATGGTACCAAGTTGATCAGTGTGGACATTTCTGACTCAGCAAAAAACAGATATCAAACACAATTGCCTGATGTGGAATTTGTTGTGGCTCCAGGCAGTGCATGGGCTCGAGAGTTTGGCAGCATGCCCACAGATATTGCATGCCTGTACTTGGACAATTTTGATTATATCTGGGACATAAATGACATACGTCCGGCTATACAAAGGCAAATGGAAGAATACAACAGTCGTGGACAAGTAATGAGCAACCAGGCCTGTCAAACAGAACACATGGCACAGATCCTTGCACTGCGTGGTTGTTTGAATCGGCATAGCACAATAGTCATGGATGACACTTACTGCATCAACGATTGCTGGATTGGCAAATGCGGACCTGTTGTGGTTTACTTAAAAGCACAAGGCTGGCAAGTGGTACATCAAACACTAGATTGCGGTGTGATCATGCAATACCCTTTGGAGATTAAATTATGAGCATGGATTGGCTTAACGATGACGGAATATTCATGCCCATGCTCAATGACACTGGTCGAAATATTTTTTTCAAAACTGCAATTGAAGCAGCGGCGCCAGGAAAAACAGTATGCGATATTGGCACAGGCACTGGATTTTTGAGTGTGTTGGCGGTGCATGCTGGAGCAAAGCACGTGATTGCAGTTGAAAGAGATTTGCAAAGATATCAATATGCCAAATCAATCATTGAAAAATTGCAGATGACCGACCGCATTGAATTGATCCACGGCGATTTCCTCAATCTTGACATCAAAGCAGACGTGTATGTGTCAGAAACTATCAACACACAAATATTTGGTGAAGACATGATAAAATTATCCAACCATGCACAACGCCATGGTGGAGAGTTTATACCTGGTCAATTTAAAATTCATGCAGAAGTGTATCAATGGCATCCAATATTTATTGTTGATCAATCGGAATCAGAAGCGTTTGAATATCAGCCCGACATTGATGTTGATCCTGCCTTTGCCAACATCATTAATACTGATTTTCAACAACAGTACAGTCTATCTGACACACGTTACCGGGCCAATCAACTCAATAGGTTGTTTACAATGCTGCCAAAGTTTACTGATTTAAAGTTAATAAAATATTACCAAACTCAATCCATTACTATTGATTTAAATCAGTTAAACACTGAGTCAGACATAACTGTCACTATCCCCTTCAATGACGTTAAAAAATTCCAACAAAGCATGTATGTGGTGTTGTTTTGGCAAGCCAAATACGGCGAGATAATAATGGATTGTAGAGATGTTTGGTTTGGAAATATTAGCAAACACATCATGGGAGCCACCACTGACATTGAGTTTCGTTATGATCCGCAGATACGTAACTGGCGGTTGACTTATTGACACAAACCCTGTAAACTAAACACATGCGAATTTTAACCTTAGACAACATTCATTACGACCTAGATCATTTGCCTGAAGAAGTAGATGACATGCGATTTGCCATATTAGACAATTCAAATCCACAAGAACCTGATTATCATTTTATTCCCTTGATCTTTTTAGAGAGTTTCAATGCACCAGCCTTGGTATTACGCATTGGCGAAAACACTATAAAGATGCCCATGGACTGGCAAATACTCATTGGCGAACCAGAAGTAGGTGACTTAGAAGTGCTGCCACTTACATCAATTAATGATCGTGGATTTAGAGTGTTTCAGTTTAATCCACTCACAAGTTTCCGCCCCAGTTTTCCGGACATTGAAATCTTGGATGTGTATCATGAAGTGAGCTGGTATGCGCCCAAACTAAAGAATGGCCAGTTACTGGCCGTGCCACTAAACGATGATCCAGATCCAGACTGTGTGTACTTTGTGAAAGACATCAGTCGCAACTGTGAAATAGTAGACTACAACAAGAGTTGGTAACATGGCATACACCGAACCACAAATATTTGAAATGATCAATCGCTTGGCCAAGATTTACTTGGAAAGTTACCCAGAAGATCAGGAAGGCCTGGAACGTTTCCTACGCTGGGCACATGCGCAATATGGCTACAAGTATGGGAACACTTAAATCCGGCGCCACCTACATCTACGAACGTGTGGGCAATGAAGTGTATGCACGAGAGTCTGGCGCTGACCCTGGCACACGTCGGTTAATGGGCTATGCATATGATCCAGTAAATGGACATCATGTTGATTATGACAAGCGCACTAGTGATGGTAGGCCTTTATTTGATCACATCCAGGAAGATAAAATGTGGGGCGAAATTCGGCGAATGGCCAAGACCAGTCCTGCTTTACAAGATGCCTTGGAACGTGCTATAATGATATACAAGTTGATCAAGGTAGACAAGTGAGTGACAAACTAAACATTGCCAACGAGATGCGACAACTGGATCGCAAAAACAGAAACTTCTATCGCGAACTCACAGATGAGGAACGCAAGAAGTTCTCTAACTATCTCATGATTCGTTGGGCAAGTTGTGTAGAAGGCTCAAGAGAAATGCAAGAGTTCTATTTGATCTCCACCAACGAGAGACTAAACAAACACTTCTTTAATATTAATCGACATCCCGAACTGCAATGGTTGTGTGCTACCACAGTGAGTCCAGACATGGGCACACCCAGACACAACTGGATCTCGCCCAAGAAAAAAGAAACTGGGGCAGGTGCCAGCAGTATCAAAAAACAACTGGCAGAGTTGTTTCCCACATACAAAGAAGATGAGATAGCCATGCTGGCCTCAATGACCACAAAGAAAGAACTTGATCAACACATCCGAGACCATGGCCGAGACACTAAGTGAACTAACCTGCGGCTACTGCAAGAAAACATTTCGTCGTGCAGAAAGTCTTGTGGTGCATCTGTGTGAGCCCAAGCGCCGCAGATCAGAACGATCTGAACGTGGTGTTGAACTGGGCTTTCAATCCTACTTGAGATTCTATGAGATTGCACAAGGTTCGGCCAGACTCAAAACATTTGATGACTTTGCAGACTCACCTTACTATCGAGCATTTGTGAAGTTTGGTAGATACTGTGTGGCCACTCGGGCAATCAACCCCAGACAGTTCACAGAGTGGTTGTTGAAACACAACAAAAAGATCGACAACTGGGGATCGGATAAAATCTACACTGAGTATTTGCTGGACTATTTGAAAGTTGAAGCCGTGGCAGATGCTCTAGCAAGAGCAGTGGAGTTTGGCATAGACTGGAGTGAGACTCACTCAGCGCCGCCCAATGATTGTTTGCGCTACGGCAGTACACACGCCATGTGCCATGCTGTCACAACCGGACGCATTAGTCCTTGGGTGATATACAACTCGGAGTCGGGGCAAAAGTTCCTGGGTGAACTCACAGCAGACCAGGTGGGAATGATATGGCCTTATATAGACTCAGACATATGGCAAAAGAAGTTCTCAGACTATGCCGCAGACGCTGAATACGCAAAACTAATATTGAAACAAGCAGGATGGTAACATGATAGGAAACATTGGTCAAACTGGAAAATATATTTCAGTCACAGGTGGTCCAGGCAGTAACTATGTCAACAACGCTGGTTACATGGGTGTAGGGCAGTTACAATACAACACTGCCACTCAACGTTTAGAAGTATACAATGGCATCAGTTGGCAACCACTTAATCTGGGTCAGTATTATGTGGGGCTGAATCCACACGCTGAAGCAATACTAGACTGGGCACATAAAAAGATGGAAGAAGAACGAGAAGCACGAGCCATGGCTGAACAGTATCCTGCTGTGGCAGATGCCATGGGTGCTGTTCGTGAGTCTGAACAACAATTAAAAACTGTTGTGGCACTGTGTAGAACATGAGTGCAGATATTGACATCGACGTTCCGGATCGTGCTAAGATATTGGAACTGATCCAGCACACACCTGCTAGACAGGTTGTGGACGGAAAACCACGTAAACACAATTCGGGCATCTACATCACAGACATCCCCCAAGACTCAGAACACGGTTGTGCTGCCATAGACTATGAGACTGCGGAGCAGCGTGGTTATTTCAAAATTGACCTGTTGAACATGAGTGTGTATCAGTTGATCCAGGACCCTGCACACTACGAAACCATGTTGTCAGCCGCACCTCCATGGTCACGACTGTGGACAGACCGACCCTGGGCCAGTCAGTTGGTACACGTAGGCAACTACGTGGATTTGTTGGCAGCAATGCAACCTGACTCCATACCCAGGATGGCTGCTTTTATTAGTATTATTAGACCGGGCAAAGCACACCTACAACGAAAGTCTTGGGATGAAGTGTTTGCGTCAGTATGGGACGGGGATGAATCGCGTGGGTATACGTTTAAAAAGTCACACGCTGTGAGCTATGCAGCCTTGGTGGCCTTGCACATGAATTTAATCAATACGACGAACCAGGGTAATTGATTTGCGTTTGCTTTTTTTGCGAGCAATGTCTATTAGGCTGCACACAGGACCATGCAAGATCTCAAGGTCTTTGTTGCTGAATGTGCGCAGAGTAAAGCGGAATCGATCCCAGTCTCCACGCAGGAATATATTGATGGGTATGCTTCTATTGCTTTCCCACCACCAAGTGTTGGCCAGTTCCAAGAATTCCAACTTGTCTTGTTGTGTGAGCACAGCGCCAAAGTCGTAGATGGTTGTGACAGCATCGTCCCGGTTCTGAACTATGCCGATATACTCGTTGCTGGCGTAAACGCAAAGAGTTATAAAGGGATATTTTTCCGCCAGTTTTTCAAAGATGTTATTGCCCATAAATACGTATTGAGGATCCTATGTATTCAACCACTGCTTACTTATATCAACAAATCATTCGGGTACTTTTGATTGACACCAGTGGTGGATACTTTACTGCGAGGTACGACCCAGTGTACGCAAAAACTTTAACTGTCAACAAAGGTGTAGACAACGTGCTGTTGTTTGAATTCATCAACCAGGACCAAAAACCTGTAAACATCACAGGCAGCACATTTCGCTTTAGATTGCTGAACCAAACTGGTGACGAATTATTACTTGAAAAAGACATGACTGTACTCAGTGCCAGCACTGGCCGAGTCAAAGTTGTGTTGGATACAGCAGACACTATTAACATCCTGGCACAGCCAGGCAGCTACAGCATTGAGCGCACACAAGGCAATTATGTACAAGCAGCATTTACAGACGCCAACGCCGGCGCACGAGCCGACTGCGATATTGTAGACAGTGTTTTGCCACAGTTCATAGCCAGTCAACCGGTGACAATTCCCACTATAAATGGTAAAAACTCTTGGCCACAACCTGGCCCGCAATCATGGCCTGATTGGGCATTGAACCCGCAACCAATATCACGTAACTATTTGACAGAATACTACTCAAGTTATATCAACACAACTGGGGCCAGTTTGATCACCGTCAAATATGATCTGGATCATTACACTGGCACCCTCAAAGTACAAGCAGCACAGGATTACGAAGCTGTGTGGGTAGATGTCACAGAAAGCCGTGAATATTTTGACGAGTCTGGAACCTTTTACATCAATGTTGTGGGGTTCCATCCACTGTTGCGTCTGGCCATCAACAACAGCCAAGGCTATGGTGCCAGTGCAACTGCCACTGTGGTAGATGGTGTTGTGACCGGTATTGCAGTAAACAATGCAGGCACAGGTTATATGGCTGCACCATATGTTCAAATCCTGGGCAACGGTGCTGGAGCAACAGCAATTGCTGCACCATTCACAGGTCCCAGCGGCATTGGTGCAATCACTGTCACCAACGGCGGTTCGGGTTACTTGCCCTTGAATTTTGGCGGCACCGAAGCACAGGCTGTGACTGTGCTGATCACAACTGGATACGTTACCAATATCTTTTATCGTTAAGCATTGCATTTGCGTGACAAATCTGTTAAACTGTACAGATGCTTGACATCCTTGCTTATCTACCTGCAAAAAAGAAACAGACGCCTAGTGGTTGGTTGAGTTTCAATGCGGTATGTTGTCAGCACAACGGTTCAACACAGGATCGACGAGGCAGAGGTGGACTCAAAGCCACTGAGCAAGGTTGGAGTTATCACTGTTTCAATTGTAGTTACACAGCCAGTTTCATATTAGGTCGTACTGTAAGTTACAAGGCTCGAAAACTCCTGGGCTGGATGAACGTTCCGGAGATGGAAATAGAGATGCTGAATCTGGAAAGTTTGCGGCATCGAAGCATCAATGGTATCTTAGAAGATCGACAACAAATGTGGAACACACTGAGCGGTGTGTCATTTGAAGAAAGAGACTTGCCACCGTTTGCCGAACTGTTGACGCCTGAACACAAATTTTATTGGGACTACGTGCGTGGCAGACATGTGCCCGAAGACTTTCCTGTCATGGTGCAGATACAAAATGACGGCATCCACTGGACAAGGTTGCATGTGGTTATTCCCTTTACTCACGACAACAAGATTGTGGGATACACCTGTAGATTTTTAGATGT